AAGGCCGAGCCGGGGTGCGTGTAGCGTGGTTACGGCCGGAATAGCCACCAAACTGATGGATTCGGCTATAAGGGGCTGTACCACCCACAACGGCAGTGCCGTTCCCCGTCATTTTCGTGGTGACGCTGTCGCGCAGTCGTCCGCTGATCATCGCGGGCGGACTGCCGGGGGCGGACGGAGTCGGTGTGCCCAGCGGGTGTGACGACTTGGACAACTGTGACCGCACAGCGCGTTCGGTCACCTCTCCCATGGCCAGTGCTGCGCCGTCCGCAGAGTCGATTCCGGCTAACAGCATTTCCTGCAACCTCGACAGGGCTCCCTCAGCGCCGGCCATGGTCACCTCCCCATGCGCGTATTCTGTGATCTCGCTTCAGCCTTGGAGAGCAGTTCTTGGGCTTCGTGAACTGCTTCTTCGATCAACGGAAACCACATCTGAACGTCGAGTGGCGCTTCTTCGACTTGGTCCGGCGTCCAGCCGTACGTTTTTGCGAAGAAGCGCCACACCAACAATTTGGGGTCCATGCTTTGGGGGAGGGGGACGTCTTGCCAGCCACGGCTCACGAAGAAAGCGACGAGCCGTTTCTGGCTCTCCCTCAGTTTGGGACCTTGCTGCTCACCTTCTTAAAGAGGTGCTCAGTCTGTGCATGCAGTTCGTTGTAGTCGTCGATATCGAGTTCTCCAACGGCTTCCGGGCCGCCTTCGACTGCCGGAATCGGCTGATCGAAAGACCATTCCGTGATGGTGCCGGCGAGCAAAGCGTCACGCATCTGGAACTGGAGATCGCCCCCCAGTTCATGCTTGTCCTGAATCTCCTGTCCGGCCGTGACAAAAAGGCGGACGACACTCTGGACGGCACTCTTGTCCTTGCCCTTGAGGTTCTCTCGAACCTCGACCCAGTTACCGCTGGGCAACTCGATACGCATAGCTACTCTCTTCCGATTTAGTACGGCGCGTAGTTGTTGGTGACAATGACCGTCACCGGGCCCAGGCCGCCAGACCCGCCACTATTGGACGTGTTGGCCACAGCCTGAATGCTGTCGTCGTAGCCGATCAGCACACCAGAGCGGACGATCTTTGACTTCACGAACGCCGCCTGGGCAAAAACGAAGGTGTAGTTGATGTGCGACGTGCCGGCCAGGCCGTTGTCGACATTGATGACGACCGACGGCTGAGTGTTGTTCAAGAACTGCAAGAGCGCCGTCTCGTCATAAGCGACGGAGAAGTTCAGCGTGCCCGTGGCGTCCAGCGTGCCGCGCGCAATGATGTACGGATTCTGGAAGCCCTGATTCGTCCAATACACCTGAAGCTGACGCTTGATATTGACGGCCCACTGGCCAATGTCGTAGATCGCCGAAGAACCGATGGTGATGTTCGTTCGCCACGCCGGGACGGGCACCACGAAGTTCGTCGAGTTGGTCGGCGTCGAGGCTGCCGGCTGGGAAATCCAGCTATTGCCGGTGATCTTGCCCATGAACAACGCCTCGGCGTTGCCCGTGAAGTCGAGCTGTGCGACACACAAGCTGGGGTACGACCGCGCGCCGACGGTAGTCGTCAATGCGGTGTAGTCCGTTGCGGTATGCGTCGGAGGCTGACCCGTGCCACTGTTCAGCAAATTGAATCGGTGGGTGTACGAGCCAGTGACCGTTTGAATCGTGGCGTTGTTCGCGTGGTTGAAGCGCAACGGGTAGCCGGCAAACGTCACCGTGCTGCCGGCAACGGCCGACACCTTGACGACCTCGGCCACGATGCCCGTGTCGATCTGCACGTTCTGACCGATGGCGAAACCGGCCGACGCCGCGACGGTGACGTTGGTGTTGCCGGCGGACGATGCGGCCGACGTATTGGAGTTACCGCCGATCGCCGGCTGACCACTGGTGGACAAGTCGCCAAAAGTGTTGTCCAAGAAATAGCCGTAGACGTCGCCGAAAACCGGACCGCCATACGAGAACGACGCGTCCTCGACGCCCTGAACTTCCTGGTAGACCAACGCCATGGACCCACGGATGGCCTCATCCGGCAGGTACTTGATGAGGTCTTCCGGCTCGTACGTGCCCTTGTCGAGGGGGATCGTCACGACTGGCAACACAGCGGTGCCGACAGACGTTTCACGTGCGAACCCCAGCCACGTCTTAGTGGAGGGCGAAACAAAGGATGGAATGTTGCTCACTGAGCCCCTCCAGTCTGCGCTGCACTACCGTGCCGCTCATTGGCTGAGGTCACACAGCTCCTTTCATTAGGCTGCGAACACCTCGTTGATGACACACGTGATCAGTGCGTCGTAGCGGTTGTACCGTTCGTCCGCCACTGCACGAATCGTCAATTCGTAGTTCATATCCTCACCGATATCGATGAGATAGCTTTCCCGGTTCGTCCACGGGTCCAACAGAACAGGCGTGGTGTCGGATGTGAGACGCAATGTCTCCATGATCCAATCCACCATGCCCGGAAATAGCGTGTCCGAATCGGGGTCGTCATCTTGTCCCCACCAGACGAGGTAGACGTCGAGGCGGTGTGTTTGCGTTTTCAGACCCGACGGTGAATTGGGACCCGTCGCACGCGGAATGGTGCCGCCACGTCGAGGATCGCGACCTTCTTTGCCCCGGCTGGGCCAGACGTATGCCTGAGGAATGTTGGCCTCGACATTCGGGTCGGGCGGGGTGATCTGAGACGCCAAAGGGGGCACGTTGGTAAACGGCCACACCAACCCATTGAGCAGGTTATTGATGTACACCTGCGTGGTATTAATGGGCATCGCGCATCAACCCTTCTTGCGCCTATTCCTGTGGCCGTGATAGCCGGCGTGGTGCCGATGGGCGTGATGCACAACATGCGGATGACTGCGGTGGTGGTAGCCCTTATGCACTACGCGTCGTTTGGTGTAGTGCGCGGAACGTCGTTTCGCATACACGCCGCGAGCGCGTTTCTTTTCGGTGTGCTTACGACGTGTAAAGTGCCCGCTGACCTTCCGGTGTGCGAATGCGTGACGCATCCCCTTAGCGCCGGAATGCGCATGACGCATGCCCGCTGCGCGACCGCGACGAAGGTGATATCCAGACGCATGATGACGGCCGATGAGGCGACGCTTCATCACGCGCTTTTTTCGCAAACCGCCAGCACGCAATCGGCTGCCCAGGTGAAGCGCTCGACGTGTATGCGTCTTGCCACGCGCCTTCAATGTGCGAGCGCTTGCACCCTTCGTCAAATCGAGAAAAATCATCGACTTGACGTAAGGCATTAAATGACCCGCTTGAACGGGTTGAGCAGGAGCTCCGCCTCGCCGGCCAGTTCCAGCGGCCCGACGCCGCCCGAACCGCCACCAGCACCACCAGGAATGGCCTGCACGGTCGTCGCGGTCGCGCCTCGGGTCAGCGCCATCGCGCTACCGAAGAGGATGACGCCCCAAATGACAGAGGCCGGCAGTGTGGACACCATCGTGCTCGTCGTGTGGTTGAACTGGAGAGGTGCGGACAAGGTCAACGTGCCGGGGCCTGCCGTTGCGGACGCCGCCGTCACGTGAATGACTTCTTGATTTCCCGAGTCATAGACGGTGCCCGTCGCGCCGGTCGTCCCCAGAGCCTCGGAGGAAATGGCCCACCCGGTGCAGTCGTCGACACTGATGGTCGATGCGCCCGCGACGGCGGGTGCCGTCAACGCGGTGTGCGGCCAACCGTTGACGTACTGACACTTCACCACGTAGCCGTTACGACCCATTCCCCAATTCACGTATCCCGGCGCAAAGACGATCGACTGACCGCCTTCGCCGGCCGCCGACGGGGCATTCGTGCCATACAGGCCAACAACCGGATGCTCGATGTCGTAAGCAGTGGTCGGCAATGTCGTGTAGCTGCGCGGGAAAACATTGGGCGAGACGGCGAGGCTGACGATTTGCAGCACAGGCCAGCGCTGCAAAATAAAGCGCCCGTTGCCCGTGCTGTTCTGGACGGTGATGCGGTAATCGGGGCCCTGCTGAATCTCCGTGTCGAGAGTCGCGCGCAATACCTGATTGCAGTACGTGTCAGCCTGCGCTGTTGCACGGGCGCAGATGTTGGCCTGCTCGGCGGTGCGCTGCGCATCGGTGACGGAACGGCCCGGGGGAATGGTGGACCAGCTGATACCCGTCGGCGCGTTGATCAAGAGCTCTGGCGTCACGTACGGCGCGAGGGGGCCGACGGGCAGCGTCATGACGTCACCGTCCTCTGTGGAGTTATGCACTTCCGGCAGAGGTAACCCTCGGCCTCGGACACCCAATTTGCATGCTTAATGCACAGTGGTGTGTGGCAATGCATGCACTGCGTAAAAGGCTGACTAGAGGCGGCGCGTCTGCCCCGGCGAATCGTTCCACAACGGCCGCAGACGCCCCGCCTCGACATCAGCTATGCCTGCAACCGCTTCAACAGGTCGTCGCGAGTGCCGGTCGAATCCAGACCGCGCTCCTTGGCCAGAGCCCGCAATTCGCCAAGCTTCATCGCGGCCAAGTTCAGCGTGTTCAGGCCGGCGATTTCGTTCAACGGCTCTTCGGCTTGATTGGCGGAAGAAGCCATTGCCGCGAAGGCCTTGCTCATCTGCTCGGCCATGCCGGGATTGCCGGCGACCATCATCGCCATGAGCTGGCCAAGGCCTTCGGTGGTGGCAGCCAGCGAAGCAACTGCCTTCTCCATATTGGCCTGCTGAGTGTGCTCTTTCTTTTCCTCAGACTTTTCACGCAGGCGCTTCTCGTCCGGAGTCTCGGGGACTTCCAGAGCATCCACAGCCCAGTGAGGGTCACTGCGCAGATGATCCTCACAGGGGACACATTCGAGCGCCCACACCTTCGCCGGGGCTCCGTGGGTCACCGGACGCGTATGCGTGGCTCCACACCCCCCGTGCTCCTTCGACAGAGCGACGCTCATGACGTCACTCCGCGCGTACAGGGTCATGCTTCCTCCTTGCGTAAATGTGGATAAATGATTCGAGCCGGCTGAAACAGATCGAACCAGGCTCCGAATCCCGGGTAGTACATCCACCCCTGACAATCATCGCAACGCCAATGCGAATGTTCCCGCAATTCGTCACAAATGTCAGGACAGGGGATTTGGTGACATTCGCGGTGTTTCGCCACGATTTCTACCATCGATCAGCCCTCCCGGACGTGTTGCCGTTCACGCCGGGGGAGCCCATACCGTGGTGCCACCACCACCAGGTGCGTTCAGGAACGTGCACGACTTTCGCGCCGAGACGGCAGCAATCCACGGTGAACTGGAAATCCTCGCCGTAGACTTGGCCGTCGATCTCCGCACCTTCCGGCGCGCTGAATCGCGCTTCCTGAGCCAGTTCGCGACGTACCAGTGTGGTGATCGTGGTCTGATGCGGACTGGTTACATCAAATGGCCGACCAAGATGCCCCAGCGGATCGACGTCGGGGCGATCCTGATCGTTGATGTCTTTCACCATGTAATAGCTGTAAACGTAATCCGCGCCCGTTTCCTTCGCAGCGCGCATCAGTGTATCCAGGTGATGCGGCATGAACGCGTCGTCATCATCCAGGAAGGCCACCCAGTCGGTCAGGGTGGCATCGAGAGCGCGTTGGCGGGTCATGCCTGCGCCGCG